CAAAATTACCGAAGGAATTGCTGGGTGTTCTGGAGATGTGCTAGCAGGTTGCGCAAGAAGTTGTAACGATGTGTCTCCAGTAGACCAAATAATTTCAAAGTAGTCATCTGCCACGGCTGGCATAACAAAATTCCAAGCAGCAACAGTTTTGTCATCCTTAAGCAAGGTAACCTCAGTATTGGTTGCCGGAACATCGATACCATTTTTACGCAACCAAATATCTACAGTATGAGTAGAGTTGCTTGACTTATCTAACTGTGCAGAAAACTGAATGTTATAAACACCAGCATTCAGAATATTAATATGACTGTTTGCTGTAACTGTTACCCCAGAATTTGCTGCATCAAATGAGTCAAAAGTCATCGCATAAGGCGTATCAGTCGCTGCTGCAGTCTGAGTAGTGGTATCCCAGAATGAACCCCAGCTACCCTGCGCTCCGCCAAGCCCAGCATCACCCTTATCACCAGTGCGCACAAATGTGATGTCTACATCCACACCATTTGCCCACGTAGTTACAGAACCTGAAAGCCAAACAATAGGAACTTCAAAATAGGTATCATGTGAATAGTGGTACCCATTGATTGCATAATAAGCAAAGTTATTTGGATTGCCCACTTCTTCAATGCGGAAGTGACCCTTGATAGTTGACGTAGAATCATCAATAGTTTCAAGGTAAGCAGATGCGTCAACGCCATCAAAGTCAAAGTAGCTAATATAAAGTTCGGTAGCGCCATGAATAGTGTTATTTAGTTTCAGGTTTCCTGACCCTGGGTTAGAGTCTGCCGTATCAGTTAGATAGTTGTACTTAAAAACTGCACCACCAAACGCACCAGTTGGACCCTGAATACCTTGGTCTCCCTGAATGCCTTGAATACCCTGTGGACCCTGAGGTCCAGTAGCACCAGTATCACCAGTGTCACCCTTGTCACCCTTGATACCTTGGATGCCTTGGATACCTTGGTCGCCCTTGTCGCCCTTAGCACCCTGAGGACCCACCTCGCCCTGAATACCCTGAATACCCTGAGGACCAATCTCACCCTGAATACCCTGAGGACCAGTAGCACCCTGAATGCCCTGAATACCTTGGTCACCCTTATCACCCTTAGCACCAGTTGCACCAGTAGCACCAGTAGCACCAGTCAAACCAATAGGACCCTGAGCACCAGTAGCACCAGTAGCACCAGTTAGACCAGTTTCACCCTGAACACCCTGAATACCCTGAAGACCAGTATCGCCCTTGTCACCCTTATCGCCCTTGACGCCCTGAATACCTTGGATGCCCTGAATGCCTTGAATGCCCTGAATGCCGCGAGGCAAATCAATTACAGAAGAACCCCAAGCGTTCGTACCATTAGCCTTCGAATACAAGTAAAGTTTTGTCTCATCTGCAGGGTCCTTAACCAAAGCCCATACGGCAGAACTAGCAGGCGTAGGATACTCAGCAAGCAAAGTAGCGGCATCCGGATACACTGCAATAAAATCAGCAGGCAAACCAGTAATACCTTGAATGCCCTGAATACCCTGAATACCTTGAATACCCTGCAAAGAAGCCAGCCACTGAGCCTGCGTACCAACATAACCGTTAGCCAAAGCAATCTGGTAAGCCGACAAACCTGCAGTACCCTGCGTCATATACGCAAGAGAAACCCAGTTCGACGTGCCGTTGCCAATCTTGACTTTCATAGTGTCAGTCTCAACAGCAAACTCACGGTCAGCAAGAACAGGGTTAGCTGCAGTCCAAGCAGCAGCAGTACCACCGCGTAGTTGCAAACGAACAGTCATTAGATTCCTCCACCGTCAAAAGTTGGCAAACCGCCAAAAACCGAAGTTGGACTACCGCCGTCTATGTTCATCCATCCGCCCTCAAGGTCATCAAATTTGATGCGCTTAGAAGACTTACCATCATGCACATGGTCACCGGGAGACGCCTGCGAAGGACCAGACCCAAGGGTGTGGTGCAAAGCAAGCGCACTAGAATCCTTATCGGAATTCATGTGGAAGAGGTTGACCTCTTCTGATGACGGGCTAATAGGCATGTTAGAATTCTATCGCATACCGGAGGAGACGACCATGAGTAAAGCAAAGCAAATCGGCACGGCTGCCGAAACCGCTGTACGCAAGCACCTACTTGCACAGGGATACAGCGAACTAGAAGCACACCGCAACGTTCTAAAAGGAACAAATGACGAAGGTGATGTTTGGCTACGCGAACCACTACGCGGACTAATCGTCTTCGAAATCAAAGGTGGCAAGGCTGCTAAGGAGGCTTCATATGGGCAAATCGAAAAATGGTTCCAAGAAGCCGAAACTGAAAAAGCCAATGCAAATGGTCGCTTTGGTTTCCTCGTCACTCAGCGTGCTGGTGTGGGTGCTCCACGGGCTGGTGAATGGTGGGCTTATGCAAAACTCGGAGACCTATTTGAACTTCGCAATCACCTCCCTAGTACTGACGCTACCCTTGTGCGTATACGTCTACAAGAACTGGTTGGACTAATCCGTGGCGAGAGATAACTTCAACCTAGAAGATGCCCTGCGTGGGCTTGGCGAATCAATCCAAGAATCTGCTGCGCTACCAAATCTTTACAACTACAAAGCCTCGCCAAAACAGGAAGCATTTCATGCCCTGCCACAAAAAGCACGCCTATACATTGGCGGTAACCGTTCAGGCAAATCGCTAGGCTCAACCATTGAAGGAATCTACTGGGTTACTAAAACCCACCCGTTTCGTAAGATGCCTGATGAGCCAATCCGTGGACGAGTGGTCGCAGTTGACTTCCTAAACGGTGTAGACAAAATTATCCTCCCACTCTGGAAGCAGTGGCTACCAAAGAAGTACCTAATCAATGGTTCATGGGAAGATTCATACTCTCGCGAACGCCACGTACTAACACTCAACAACGGCTCATTCGTAGAGTTCATGTCGCAAGACCAAGACCTAGATAAGTTCGCAGGTTCATCCCGCCACTTCATCCACTTTGACGAAGAGTGCCCAAAAACTGTGTGGCAAGAATGTTTAGCCCGACTCATCGACACCGACGGCGACTGGTGGATGTCGCAAACCCCAGTCCAAGGCATGGAGTGGATTCTCGAAGACGTATACATCCCAGCACAAGAAGGAACCAAAGACATTGGCATCGTTGAAGCAACTATGGACGATAACCCAACACTCTCTAGAGAAGCTATCGCACGCTACATGGAGTCGCTCACCCCAGAAGAGCAACTCATTCGACGTAACGGACAGTACGTCCATCTTGGCGGTGCAGTCTTTCCAGAATTCAGTCCTCTCACACACTGTATTCCTAAAGGACAGTTCAAACCCACTGGCAAGCATCGAATTATTCGAACAATGGATAGCGGATACACCAACCCCACCGTCTGGTTGTGGATGGCAGTTGACAAAGATGGAACTATTATCGTCTTCAGCGAGTACCACAAAGCGAGAGAGAATGTTGACTACCACTCCAAAGAAGTTAATGCTCGGACGAAGAAAATTCTACGAGAGTCAGGTGCGGAACTTTACCTTACTACCGGGGACCCGGCAATCAAACAAACAAAAGAGCATACCGGAACCTCAATCCAGCAAGAGTACGCGAAGCATGGCATCTACATTGCAGTAGACCAGATTCCTAACGACCGACGTATTGGTCTGGAGCGCATCCAGCAGTACATGAAAGTCAACCCAAAAACAAACAAGCCATACCTTATGTTCACGGATGACTGCCCAGAACTAATTGCAGAAATCCCTAAACTAAAATGGAAAAAGCACGCATCTCCAAAGATTGCTGAGATGAAAAACAAGCTAGAGGAAATCCGCGACAAGGACAACCACTGCTATGACGCATTGAAATATGCAATGACTTTCATGCCAGACTTGACCCCTGCAGAATACTCTTCAGAGAACCAAAGCCAAGCGTTCCACTCAGCATTTAGGGAGCAGTTTGGTGCAACAAGCAAATTTACAGAGTATGATGAGCCTGACCCTTGGGGTCAAGAATGGCGCACAACGTCATCAATTAGTGAACTAGAAGGATAAAGAATGAGACACTTTAACTATTACGAAAATGGCGGACCATTTCCCTCGTCATGCGTATCCTGTGGTGCAAACAAAAACATTTATGGGCTAACCCGAGAGCTACTATCAGGTGGCGAAGCGCAAATTTGCATAACTTGCATCAAGGAACTATCAGAATTTATTGGTTGGGCTAACCCAATCCCACTAGAAGAAGAAATCGACACCCTTAAGATGGACGTCGAAGCACACGAAAGAGAACTCGCAAGAGTGCCAGACCACGTAGAGGAACTTATCAATGGAATTCGCAGCAGCGTTACTGATTTTATCTTTGCTATTTCTTACGGCGACAGTGTACCTCGTCCAGAGGATGACAAAGAGCCTGAACTACCAGTCTCACAACCTTCTACAAGCATCAACAATGCAAAAAGAAGTGCTAATCCACCTATCAAACCTGCTAGCAAGTAAAGACCCACTAGCATTCCAGCAAGTACAGGCAGTAACTGTTGCACCTGCCTATCCAGAAGAAACTGGTTATACTGGACTTTATAAGACTGGCGAAGAATTAGAGCTTGAAGAAGCCGAAAGAAACCTCTCTGCCATCTTCGATACGTATAACTGATTCGGAATAGGCTTATGGCAAACGAACAATACTTTGACGGCAAGACTGGGCAGTACATTTCTGGTACCCCAGTTGAGGGCGAGCTTGCTAACGACAGCATCCTCAACCAGTTCAAGCGCAAGGACGAAGCGAAGAAACTAGTCGCTTGGGTTAAGTCTGAGTACGAAAAAGCCAAGCAGGCTCGCAAGCAGGAAGAACAAGACTGGTACCTACAGTTGGCGTTCTACAACGGCACCCAGTACCGCGATTGGACTGAGGTCGTCAAGGGCGCACCAAAGCAGCTAATTGAAGCGCCAAACCCCGCCGGAACTCCACGCATCGTTGTCAACAAAATTGAACCAATCATCCGAACTGAGATTGCTAAGACCTCATCAGGTCACCCAAGCGCAACCGTTGTACCAGCATCAAACGACGACGATGACCTAATGGCTGCAACTGCTGCCGAGCAGGTCTGGCAGGCAATGTACGACAAGGCAAACTTCCAGACCGACGTCCTCCAGAAGTCTGAGTTCTGGCGTGCAGTCTGCGGTAACGTCTTCACCAAAACCTACTGGGACCCGTCGGCACGAGAAATCACCCCAACCCCAGTCGAAGACCCATACACTGGCGAACGCAAAATTGTTCAAAAAGAAACCTCAAAGGGCGACGTAGCATTCGAAGTCGTCTCACCATTCCACCTCTTCGTACCAGACCTTGCAGAAGAGAACATTGAAAACCAGCCATACCTATTCAATGTTTACACCAAGTCAGAGAACTGGGTGAAGAGCACCTTCGGTGGAGTACTACCAAGTGACTTCAAGCCTGCAAAGGTATCAGCAACTGAAATCATGGACGCAACCATGATGGACGTAAAGGGTGGCAACACTGCAAAGCCAGACGCCGTACTCGTAATCGAAATGTGGGCAAAGCCAAACGGTTGCCCATTCCTACCAAAGGGTGGTCTAATCACCATCGTCGATAACGAAATCGTACAGTTCGCAGAAAACGGTATTCCTTACTCGCACAAGTCATACCCATTCGCACACGCATACTCAATCCCAACTGGACGCTTCTACCGTCGCTCAGTAATCAAGAACCTAATCCCAATCCAGCGTGAACTAAACCGCACCCGCTCACAAATCATTCAGGCAAAAAACCTCATGGCTAAGCCTCAGATGATGTACCACGAAGGTGCAGTAGACCCACGCAAGCTGTCAGCAAAAGCAGGTCTATGGATTCCAGTCCGTCCGGGCTTTGCAATGCCACAGCCAGTCCCAATCCAGCCACTACCAAGTTACGTACTACAAGAAGTGCAGCAACTTGAATCAGACTTTGAAGACCTATCAGGTCAGCACCAAGTCTCACGTGGACAATCAGGTGGCGTAACCGCAGCAACTGCAATCAACTACCTACAGGAACGCGACGACGCCTACCTAACTACCATCTTTGCAAGCATCGAAGCTGCAGTAGAAAAGACCGCTAAGCAGGCAATCTCACTATTCATCCAGTACGTCACCACCCCGCGTCTAATCAAAACCATTGGAACCGATGGAGCATTCGACGCAACCGTACTAGCAGGTGCAGACATCGCATCAGGCAACGACATCCGCATCGAATCAGGCTCAGCGCTCCCAACCTCAAAGTCTGCACGACAGGCTCTGATTACAGAGTGGATGAAGATGCAGTTCATCACCCCTCAAGAAGGTCTAAAGATGCTCGACATGGGCATGCTCAAGAACTTCTACAACCTAATCAAGTTGGACGAGAACCACGCTGCACGCGAAAACTTGCAGATGAAGCGCCTAACCCCAGAAGAAATTCAGCAGTTCCAAGACGCATGGGAACAGGGCGCTGCAGCAGGTCAACCAGACAAGATTGTTCCGGGACAAGTCGACGCAAACGGTCAACCAATCCCACTTGCAGTCCCAGCCGTCGTACAGGTACACTCATACGACAACCACGCTGTACACATCGAAGTACACAACCGCTTCCGTAAGTCGCAGAGCTTCGACATCCTGCCAGACGAAATCAAGGCAGAGTTCCAGAAGCACATCTCGATGCACGAAAACGCTTTGCAGCAGAAAATGATGCAAGAAGCAGCAATGGGTCAAGCACCTAATGCTGCAGGAGCCCCTCAGGCTTTGCCGTCTGAGGCTTCACAAATGCCTGCTCAAGCAGGTCTAACCTCAACGCAACTACAGTAAGGAAATAAATGTCTGACGAGACGCAGGTAACACCTGAGCAGACTATTGAAGATAATGCTTCAGTAGAAACTTCATCAGTTGAAGAAACTAAAGTACATCCCGCATGGGACAAGATGCTTGCAGAGCTACCTGAAGCATGGCACTCAAAAGTAACCCCTTACCTTCAGGAAAACGAACGCAACTTCCAGAAGCAGATTGAACAGTTCACCCCATACAAGGAATTCATCGAAGAAGGTGTCTCTCCAGAACTAATGCGTGGCGGACTAAATATTGCCCGCGCAATCGAATCTGACCCAACAGAGGTTTACAACAACCTAAAAGACTACCTATCTAGTCAGGGACTGCTAGCCGAAGAAGCCAAGCAGATGGCTAAGGACATCATGGAAGAAGAGTCTGGTGAAGACTTCGAAGACATGTTCGACGGTGAAAAAGTTCCAGCAGCTCTACAGAAGGAACTTGACGCCCTAAAGGCTAAGACTGCAGAAGTAGACGACTACATCTACCAGCAGGAACTTGCAAAAGAAACCGAAAATGTCACCTATGCACTTGAGGCAGAAATGGACAAACTTCGTAAGGCTCACGACATTTCAGAAGCCCATGAAGTAGCCATCTATGACCTAATGAATGCTGCACTAAATGCTGGACGAGACATCAGCGTAGCCGAAGCAGCAAAACAGCTTCAGGCAATGATTGGCTCATTTGCACCAGCTAGCACAGAAGAAGAAGCACCCACTATCATGGGTTCTGCTGGCGGAGCAGGCGTACCTTACCAGTCACTAACCATCCCAAAGGATGACAAGGGCAAGAAGGAAATGCTACAACGCATGTTCGAGGAGCGCCAGCGACAGATGTAAAGACATCTGACATCAAACCCCGTCAATAAAAGGCGGGGTTTTTTGTATCATACCTACAAAAGAACTGTGCTACTATACAAATATCTACGTACAGCCACTAAGAGTGGTCAGGGCAAGCGATAACACTAACTTTCGTTTTTTTCTTTTACTCTTAGGAGAGTGAATCACATGGCAGGTCAGGGAATCCTAACCTTCGCAAGTGACGCGCTGAAGCTCGTTTATGGCGACCTTCACGAACAGCTTGCAGACAAGAACCCAGCACTGGAGTTCATCGAATCATCAGCACAGCACATCACCCAGAACGGTAAAGAGGTCGTATTCGACACTCACATCGGACGCAATCAGGGTATCGGTGCACGTGGTGTACGCGAGGCTCTACCAGTAGCAGGCGCACAGAAGTACAAGCAGGCTCACCTATACCTCAAGAACCTATACGGTGCAATCGAGGTTGACGGACAGCTATTCGAGCAGGCTGCAGACAACTACAACTCATTCATCAACGTTGTTGACGCTGAAATCAAGGGTCTAAAGCGCGACCTAACTCGCGACCTAAACCGTCAGATTTACGGTGACGCATCAGGTACCCTCGGTGCTGTAAAGACTGCAGTTACCACTGCAAACGCAACCGTAGTATTCGTTGACGCACACTGGATTGAAGAGGGTATGGTTGTTGACCTACTCGACGGAACTGACCTAGTTGACGGTACCCCTACCGTTAAGAAGGCAGCCCTAGTTGTAGTAGCAGTGAACGAGACCACTGGCGCTGTAACCTTCGACACCACCACCACTGCTGCAGTAGGCGACATCATCGTCCGCGCATCAGGTGGCGCTAACTCATTCAACAAGGAACTAACTGGTCTAGGTGCAATCGTGGGTTCAGGTAACTCACTACACGGCATCGACGGCGCAACCGTTTCTTCTTGGAACTCAACCATCCGCACTCTTGGCTCAGTCGGTACCCCGGGTACCCTAACCGAGATGGACCTCATCTCGCTAGTACAGGCTGTAGACAAGAAGGGTGGCGACGTCGACGTATTCCTAGCATCACCGGGTGTATACAACGCTTACTGGAACTTGCTTCAGGGTATGCGTCAGTTCACCAACGGTGCAGGTCTAACTGGTGGTCAGCGCTCATTCACCTTCGAGGCTCTAGGTAAGCCAATCAAGTTCGTTTCAGACTACGCAGCTCCAAAGGGCACCATCTACGCGTTGTCATCGAAGGAACTTGTCATCAACCGCAAGAAGGACTGGTCATGGATGGACCGCGACGGTTCAATGTGGTCACGTGTTGCAAACACCGACGCATACGAGGCTCGTCTGTACCAGTACAGCGAAATCGGTACCTACCGTCGTAACGCACACGCTAAGCTATCGAACATCGCCGAACTAGGCGCATAATAGCTCAGTAAAAAACTCCCCCCTAACCGGTCCGTCTCGCTGGTTAGGGGGGTTTTTTACTACAATAGAAACATGATAAATTTTGCACAACTAGATGGTCTATACACCGACCAACAGAGACGGGTTGCAGCAGTCATCAAAGATGTATTCCCGTCAGTCCGCCTAATCCGTATGGAGCCGGGACACCCACAGTTCAACCCAGAGATGCCATTCGCACTCATCGACGAACCACCAATCGGGCACGCCTACCTAATCACCAACGTGCACGAGTCGGAGATTGACCACCGACTACTTGCACGCCTAATGGAATCCAACATGCACGACCCAGATTCCAAGGTAAATAAGTTACAATTGTTGGAGATGGCTCATGCAGCGTTAGAGGCGAAACGTGAAGAAGAATGGCGAGCTGAAAAGAAAGACATTCTGAAAAGCGCTCTCAAGTCCAATAAACACACTTGGACTCACGACGGTCAAACTCTAAGGAAGTAGAAATGCCAGCAGAGGAATTTACTCACACAGGTACAGATGTAGCCTCACGTGTTCGCACGGGATTCGGCGATTCCTCTGGCGCACAACTCGCAGACTCATCAATCCTCTCTTGGATTAACGACGGACAGCGCGAGATTGTAAACTCAAACCCAATCCTACGAGCAACAAAAATTACAGATGTGGTGGCAGGGCAGTCAGATTATAGCTTCCCTAACGATAAGGTGCTCTCAATCGAGGCACTATACATTTCAGGTTACCCACTGACCAACCTGTCACCACAAGCAGCACGCGAGTACATTCAGGCTCAAGACCCAGCAAAACTATTGAACTCTGAGCGCCCTGACGTCTGGTACGAGCGTGCTGGCATAATCACCCTATTCCCAGTACCAAACAAGACCATCTCAAACGGTCTAAAGCTAGAATACGTAAGTAACCCTATCAACCTAAGCGTTCTAAGCTCAGCCCTTGCAGTGCCAGACCGTTACTTCAACGAACTAGTCAGCTACGTCATCGCACAGGCACTAGAAATGGACGAGAACTACGACGCTTCAAACATGAAGCTACGCCAGTTCCGTGACGGTCTAGACCGACTATCAACCAAAGACACTATCTCTCAGGACTCGCAGTACACTGCAGTAATGGCAGACCCAGCAGATGCGTGGTACTAAATGTCACAAATTGTTCGCTCACGAAGCGCAACCCTACAACAGTTCACTGGCGGTCTAAACAACTACTGGGACCAGTCAGCAATTGCAGACAACGAACTAGCATCAATCGTAAACTTTGAGTTTTCAACCAACGGTGCACTTATGTCTCGCCCACCAATCTACGTGGATAAGAACGGCACAACCCCAGTCCTGACACCTGTAGCAGGTGAACCAATGGACATCCTAGGAACCTACATTCGTGCAGACGGGGCACGCTTCCTAGTCGTGGTAACCAACACCAAAACTTGGACATTCGACGTCCTAACCAAAGCATTCGTACAAATCGCAAACTTCAAAGCATCAGACTGCACCCAGTACCTAAACAAGATTGTCCTCTCGTCAACAGTTAGCGGACAAGGCGGATACTGGGAATCAGGCGTATTCGTAAACACCCCGTCAATGCCAGCACTTGGCGGTATTGAACTCTTTCAAACACGCTTCTTCGGACACGGCGTACAAGGCACCGCAAATGCCAACATTCTCTACTGGAGCAACGTCTCAACCGCAGGACCATCAGGAGAATCAACCTCAGTCTGGTCATGGGTAAACACATACAACAACCAAATGTATGTAGAAATCGGTGGCGGAGACGGTCAATGGATTACCGCAATCGCACAAGGCTATAACGACATCGTAATCTTCCGCAACCGTTCAACCTACCGCTACAGCTACGGTGACGTGCCAGAAGAAGGCACCATGCAAGCAATGCAGCAAGATATCGGTGCCGAATCACGACGCTCAGTGGTAAAGTTTGAAAACGCCCACTTCGTCCTATCCGGTGGCATACTTTACAAATACCAGAACTGGTTGTACTACCCACTAAATGCCGCTAAAGTAAAGTTTGAGGCATACGACTTCGGTCAAAGATTCCAGCACGCAGTATCCATCGTCGGAAGACGCTGTATTGTATGGCACAACGGGGGAGTGTTTGCCTACAACCTTGATACTGAGACGTGGAGCGAATGGGAAAGCACAAGCAGAGTCGCATACTATTGGAGCGTACCTCGACGCTCAGAAGAATTAGAAGAATCTCTTTTCTTTGGTATCAGTGGTGGCACTAGCGCAGCAGGCGCATCCGACTTTGCCATGTGGCGCATTGAAGACAAATCAACTAGCGCAGTAGGCACAGAAACCTTCAAGTGCTCAATCCGCACAAAGATTTACGACTTCCAATCACCTGTCGAATGGAAACGTCTATACATGTGGACTGCAGATATTGCAACCGCACTACCAGTTAAGGCAGTCGCATACCCTGTAGCCCTACCAGAAATGGCGTTGCAGTTGAACTGGGACCAAATCTCCAAAGACTATCCTGCAGAAACAGGGTACAAAACTTGGGACGAACTATCCCTAGACAACATTGACGACGTAACCTTTGGCACATGGGACAACCTAGCTAAGCCATCAGGTGCAGTATCAACAATCGTAGACGACTTCTCCGCCGGAGCAGTGCTAAGAATGGAAGCAAAGCTAAACCAGTCTCTACGCTTCCGCCGAATCTACTTTGAACTATACTTAGACTGTGACGGTACGGCGCTCACATCCCCTGTGCAAGTTTTCAGCATCACTCCAATGGTTGGTGCGAAGGCAAAGATTACGAAGGAAGCTAACTAATGGCTGGTGCTGAACGCAATGCGTTGCTAGGCAGCTTCGAATTCAACCCATACGCTGCAGGTAAAAAAGTTTACGGAAACATGACCCACGCACCTACACGTGGCAAAGTTGACAGAACTGGCTACGTTGAACGTGACGCACGCATAGCAGCAAAAAAAGCTGCAGTATTAGCCAAAATCAAAGCAAATAACACTGGCGCTTACGCTAACGCTAACGCACTAAGGTTCGGTAAATAATGCCTACAGCTGACTCCTACTGGAAAATTTACGCAAATGCACAGCCTGCAGCAAACGCTGCAGAAATGTCATCACGCCAAAACGCAAACCTTCTACTAAACGGTAAGCCGGGCGGTGTAGTTCCTGCTGTAGCACCAGCAAACAACTCAGAAGTGCTAGCACGCAGAAACGCAAACCTGCTTCTAAATGACAAGCCGGGTGGTGTGCTACCAGCCTCAGATTCAGCCCAGCCTGTAACCGCAAGTGATGCAACTTCTGGCTCGACTACAGATGGTACCGTTACCGGAACGCCTTGGTCACTTGAGGGCGACCCACTATACCAGCAGGGAATCCTGCAGGGACAGTCACAGTTTAACCTAGCCCGTAACAAGGCAATGTTTGACCTAAATGCTGAAACCTCACAAGCGTCACAGGACCGAAAAGCGCTAGACCTAAACTCTACCGAATCACGTCGCCGTCTAGCAGGTAACTATGCTGCTCGTGGAATGGCTGGCGGTGCAGCAGGCGCACTTACCCTCGCAGAAGCAGAAGCCAACGCACGACAGATTGCTGCACAAACATCCCTAAAGGATAAACTTTCAGCACTAAACCAGAACTTCCTAGAAAACTATGGAGATGTTAGCGCGGTAGACTCGGCTGGCAAGAGCACCTATGACTGGACTGGCACACTCGCTGGTCAGCAATACAAGACGCAGGCTGCACAGAACGCAATCACTGCACGACTAGCACAATACGGAGTAGCATAATGGCAGACGGCACCCCAACCACCCCAGCAGCAACTCCTGCAACTGCCGGATTTGCCCCAATCCCTGACCCAAAGCGCTCACCGCAGAGTTATGCAAACTACATGACAGCGCAGCAGAATCAGGCAGAAGCTGACCGTACCGCAAAAATTAACAGCAATGTCTCAGCCGTATACTCTCCGCTACAGTCACTTCTAACAACCCAGAAGAATGCTGCAACTAAGCGTTACGCTCAGAACCAAGCAGACATCACCTCAATCTTCGGTGCACTATCAAGCCTCACCGCAGCCGACACTGCACGCGTCAACAAGCAGTTCACTGACTCGCTAACCAAGCAGCAGACTGACTACGCCACCCGTGTAGCACAGCAGAACGCAGAAACTGCTGCAGGCACTCAGCAGGCTGTAGCAACTGGCGCTGAACGTGGTACCGGACCTG